TTGAAGATGTCAATCGTGCTCTCGGCTTCGTTGACAATATCAGTGTCCTCTTCAAGATTCAAGTTGAGATGATCTTCGACAACCTGCATCTCAACGACGCCAGACTTCTCAATCGCTTCGATAAAGCTGTCGAACCAGTATGGATTTGTTTTGTTTGTAACAATAACCTTGACGATCTTGCCACTGTACTTGCTGAAATCTTGATCCATAATTTCGTGTATCAGCTTGTCTTGATCATTGTACCACACCTTCTCAAACATTGTAAAGGTGTTTTGTATAAAAGTCAACTCTCGCGTTTGTGTATCAAGGATGTGAAAGCCTCGCGGATCGTCATAATCAGACCATGTAAACTCTCCATGACTGCCGAGATAATGTATACTGCCATCAGTGGAACGATGGTGATAGTGACCGCTGAGCACCATATCAAAACGATCAAACAAACGCCGATCATCTCCATGAGAAACCAGAGAGCCTCTGTACATTTCGAAACCAGCAATTTCCAAGTGTCCCATAATAATTTGCGCATTGGTATTTCCTAGTTTCTCAAACGACAGCTTTCTGTTCTCATCACAAATCCAAGGCATCATCATAACAATACTGCCAGCAAAATCAACTTCACGTGGTATCTGATCATAAACGAACCAATTCTTTAGATCATCATACCCGCGCACGATTTCGCGCAATGCATTGACACTATTGGTGTTCTTGTAGTAAGTGTCGTGATTGCCAGCGATCAAATGCATGTTGATTCCGCGATCTTTGATCGGCTGTAGAAAATCTTCACGCAGTCTTTTTGCAGTATTGATGTTTATGTACTTACGACGATCCACAAGATCCCCAAGATGGACGACATTGTGGATGCGGTGTAGATCAATGTATGGAAAAAAGATTTTGTCAAGAAACTTTTTACTATTGTCAAGGAATGCAGTGTTGTCATTACGCACGCCCCAGTGAGTATCCGTTATCAGTGCAATCTTCATTGAGCTAGTCTTGTCGTTTTCTTCTGTGTAGCAAGAACTGGTTTCTGAGCTGAATGGTTTTTGACAAGAGCGGCTGCGCAATAATCGCGGATAGCCTCAATACGAAGCACGTAGTTGTTGTGCTCGTTCTCGCGGATCGTCTTATCGTTCAACTTTTCAACAATATCAATTACATTAACTGGTACTAAGTGGAGATTTTTCATCAGTATCATCCTCTACAAATTTCTCTAATCCAATCTTACTCTTTTTTATGTTTTTAGTCAACTCTAATTTTTCTTCGAATGATCGAATAATTTCAGAGGAGATCTCATTGATTTTGTGTTTAGTAGTCGCATCAGCATAGTCTTCCATTTCTTCCATCATAAAGTTATTTTCATAATTCTTATGCTTAATGTAAGACTGTTTCTTTTCTTTTTGAATACGGCGAATAAATGCATTCCAGGCAATCTGAGTGAAGTATGCGAATGGATTGTTTGACTTTTCAGGATCAAAATTGTCAATCGAATAAATGCAGTTTTCGATTCCATCAGCAATCATATCATCACGATATGAGTAATTCATAAAGTTAGGTTTGGTCGACAACTTATTACAAATCATCATGAAGCACTCACCGATATAATTTGGGATTCTCGGTTTTTGTTTACCAGCAGCTTCAGCTTCTTTCACTGCTTGTTTGTACTTCACCATCTCTTCGTAAAGAGTTTTGTTATTCACATAATGCGTTTTCGACCTAACCATATTATACCTTTAGATTTACAGGATATACCTTGAATGGGAATTTTTCTTCATTGTAGATTTTTGTTCTCTCAATAAAGTGGTTGAGTGTATGATTACGCCATGCCTTGATACTAAAATCGTCAGCGATGTCGTAAAGCGTAGATTCGGTTTTAGTTTCAGATTTACGCAGCCCACGACCAATAGACTGCAAGTTTCTTATCCTCGATTTTGAAGGACTAGAAAATATAATGTTGTGCAGATTGCGTATGTTAACACCAGTGGAAAAAGTTCCGTAGCTAGCGACGATAATTGCGTCCTTCTCTCCCTCAACAATTTTACGAATTTGCTCACGTTCATCTCCATCAACTGATCCAGAAACATAGAAAACTTTACGATCCGTTGCATTACGAATCATATCATATAATACTTTTCCGTGTTTGTCAACAAATTGGAAAAGCAATAGCGTGTTACCCTCGAGCGAGAGCACGAGGTTTTTAATAAAATTGTTACGCTGCGGGCAACGAACAATCCAGTCAATTTCGTTTTGATAGTCATAGCTTTTAATTAACTTACGTACATCGTCAGGATATTTGAGCAGCAAACATTTGATCTTAAAGTCAGCAAGATGTTTTTGCTCAATCAATTCAGATGTAGTAACAACACGTTTAGCAGCACCAAACAAACCCTCAAGCACTAGCTTGTTTGTTTGTGTGCCATCTAACGTGCCAGTAAAACCAAATCTGTATTTGCAATCTTTCAACTTACCCATAATTGATGTCAAAGATTTCGCTTTGAACAGATGGGCTTCGTCGCCTATGACCACCTCAAAGTGTTCGAAATATTCTTTAGGCAGTTTATATATCGACTGCCAGGTTGTGATGGTAATTGGTTTATCTGATAGTTTATCTTGTCCAGAGTAGACTCTATGCACATACTGATCAGATTGAAAACCATAGTCGGCAAAATCAGAAGCAAGCTGACTAACCAGAGAAGTAGTTGGCACAATAATAAGAGTCCGTGCATCGTAATACCTCGTTAGCAAATAGATGATTAGCGATTTACCTGATGCTGTTGGTGATAACAACAGCGTTCTGCGATTACGAACTGCATGAACAAATGCCTTGACCTGATAGTCTCGAGGCTCTAACGTCAAACCAAGATTATCTATAAATTCCTTGGCTTCAACAACTGAAAACTCTTCATGCGAAAAATCGCTGAGGTACTCTATCTCGTACTGACGTTCGCGACAGAATCTCTCAACGTATGGCAACAAACCATAATATAAAGTTTGCGACATCGGGTTGTATAATCGTACCTTACCATCCCAAACCTTGTTTCGATACGCGGGCATAAACTTTGCGCCAGGAACATCGAAGGTGAAATACTCACTCATCTCATATGCTGTTCCAGGGTCACAATATACTTTTATGTACACATCATCGTATTTTTCAATTCGAACAGTTTCCATTAGCCTCCCATCATAAACCTAGCCCAATCAACTGCCGTCTTAATGTTGTATCCACGATTACCAAGACTTTTAATAATTGATTCAAGCAGTTCAATCTTTTCTTGCTGGTAGCCGATCTTCAAAGATAAATTGATAAGATCAGTGTCAGCCTCCAAATACATAGGGATATCTGCCTTGAGGATCAATCCCTTTGCTGGTAATTCCCAACCTTTCTCGCGAGTTTCTTCGCTCGGACCTTGAGTCAGGAATTCATACTTTTCCAGCTTCAGTTTTTTATACTCAGCTTCCAACTTACGCAATAAAAGTTTTTCACTCGAGTATACCTGATGATATTTATGATGGAGCTTTGGCACCTTTAAAGACTCTTCGCCGAGCTCGGTGCGGTCTATTTGACTGTCCTTTTTCCACTCTTCAAAAATCTCTTCAAGTTTCATCACAATCTCCATAACAAGAGATTAGTATACTTTATCGTGAGGAAAAAGTAAAGTTATATTTTTGTAATTGTATAATACGCGTATCTAAAAACAGCTGTAGCAGTGATATATTCCACATCAGTATCAGTTGTTTCAAAATCTAAATCAGATATGACTGTTGGAAATGCTTCATAAAATGTAATTTCATAATTTGGCTGTTTCAAACCATTTGAAATTACAAGAGCAATATCCGACTTGATCCACTCGCCAGTAGCTTTTTCTTTTCTAGAGAGAGCTGCGTATTGTTCATTTTTTTCAGGAAAACCTAGCGCCCTGATCCAGTTGTGAATTTCTAGATAATTTTTTAGATCCTCATCTACTTTAAAAGATACTTGTAGATTTTCAAATTCTAGCTGTCCAGCTGCAAAAGGAATAGGCAGCAGTGGAGTATTTTGATCGTATGTTGCAATAGAAATAGAAGGTAAGTTGATCCTCTGAACGAAGAAATTCAGGTGAGGAGATCT